CTAAATTCCACACCAAGAGAGAGCAGTGGACTGATGCTTACATTATTGCAAACCAAGGTCTAACTTTAACCGAAAAAGATTTGCCATCTTTAAGAAATGATGTCGGTTATGCTGGAGATCATGGTCTCCTTTATGAAAAGGCAATTTCTGCTTGGTGGTGGGGTAAGAGTAATGAATCTAGAGAGATTCTTCAAGATGTTAAAAATAATTATGATTTAACTCAAGATGAATATATCTTGGTGATCGAAAAACTAAATCATATGGGAGTAGAAACCCTAGAGAAAGTTGAGGTTAAATCGAAAGATTTTAATTATCCTGAAAACTTTAATTGGAGTGATCTCACATTTGAAGATATTATCACTATAGAAAGAGAAGTTGTTGAAGAAAAAGTTTATAGATTTTGGAATGATGTTAAAGAGGGTGATGTAGTACTTGATATTGGCGCAAGTGTTGGAGCATATACAATTTCCATACTAGACCAAAAACCAAGTAAAGTATATTGTGTAGAACCATCTAAAAAATTATTAAAAGCACTTTCCGAAAATTGTTTTGAGAAGACTCTGGAATATCAACAAAATCCTTTGGTTTACATTAACCATGGAATTGTTGACAAAGAGGGTGATAGAATCAATATCTTTGGTGGAGAAAAAACTTTTAGTGGAATAACGTTTAAGAAACTAATCGAAGATTATTCCATTGATCATATTGACTATATGAAAATCGATTGTGAAGGAGGAGAATATAGCATCTTCAAAGAAGAAAATATGGACTTCTTACTTAACAAGGTTGATTTTATTGCTATGGAAGTTCACCTCAATTATGGTGGTTGTAGAGAAAAATTTAAAAATCTACGAGATAATTATTTGACTAGATTTAAAAATTATAAGGTGATGTCTTGCACTCGTCAAAATATTTCGTGGGGTGAGTCAATTGATATTAAAGATAGAATATTTGATGATAAATTTGTTAATGAATACTCTTGCGAGTTTATGATCTATATATCTAAAAATTAATGACTAGGAGAAAATAAAATGAATTTTGCTGTTTATGCAAAGGATAATTGCCCATATTGTTATAAAGTCAAACAAGTTCTTGAGTTGACAGGAAGCAAATTTGTAGTGTATAATTTGGGAGAGGACTTTACTAAAGAAGAGTTCTATGCAGAGTTTGGAGAAGGATCTACATTCCCCCAAGTCATCTGTGATGATAAAAAATTAGGCGGTTGCGTTGATACTGTTAAGTTTCTAAAAGACCGTCAAATTGTATAATGTCAGACATAAATAATAGTATAACACCAAATCGTGGTGTAGAATTTATACTTACTGGGAGAAGAAAAAGAGGAAGAAAACTAATTCATATAATATACGAAAAGATGATTTGCTTTCTCAAACGGGAAGTAACTATCTACTTTGAGTTTTCAATCAAATTAAGGAAAATAAAGTAGTTTCCTAGGAGAATAAAAAAATGTTGGCAACTAGTTTAGTTATCGGTTGTTTAGTAACCGTACTCTTTTTTATAGTTGGTCTCGTAACAGGTTGGGTTGCTAGAGAATACATGATGAACTATCGAGAAATTCCTAAATTACATCCAGAGTGTTATGATGAAAATGGAAACATTATTCCAGATGAAGTAGTTGCCGTAACCTTTCAAGAAGGTTTTTTTGATGATTATGAAGAAGATTACGAAGACGAAGAATAAACTCTAAATACCATTACAATTGTAATTACATATTAAACAATTATGACAGCGACAAAGACAAAGCCAAAAACGGCTGCTAAAACGACTACCTCAGCAAGCATTGAGTTGCCAGCAAATCCTTTTGCATTTGAGGTATTAAATCTTGTATCCAAACAAAGAACCAATGCCAAAAAGGTTGAGGTTCTGAAAAAATATGGAGATCCATCTCTTAAGGCAATTTTTATTTGGAATTTTGATGAAAGTCTTACATCTGCTCTTCCAGAAGGAATTGTTCCATATTCAAGTGTTGGTGAGCAAGGATCATTCAGCGGCACTTTAAGTGAAAAGATTGAAGATGCGGTCGGTAAAATGAGTGAGATTGGTTCAAATTCACTCGGATCTCAAGACCAAGGTTTTTCTTCAATTCGTAAAGAGTATACAAAGTTTTATAATTTTGTAAAGGGTGGCAATGATGGACTAAGTTCTCTTCGTAGAGAGACAATGTTTATCAATGTTCTTCAAGGACTTCATCCTCTAGAGGCAGAAATTCTATGTTTGGTTAAAGATAAGAAACTTGAAACTAAATATAAGATCACGAAGGAGATTGTTTCTCAAGCGTACCCCGAAATCGTGTGGGGAGGTCGTTCGTGAGTAGAGTTCGTAATATAGAAAGAAATATTATCGAGGAGAGAGATACTGTGGAATGGACTCCAGAAGAAAAAAAAGATATTCCTCCTCGTTATGGATGTGAGATTTTAGTTGAGAACGGAACACTTTCTCAAGTTAAAGATCCTTCTTTTCCGAATGATGCTTATATCGTATATTATACGGTAAATGGAAAATCGCACATGGATTTATGCCGTGGAACTAGAGTGAAGATCTTTGATATGTACTATGATAAGTTCGGTCCTGATGTAGTTACAAAAATTGATTGGGGGTATGGTCGCGTATCTCCTAAGATTTGGGGATATAAGGCACCCGAAAAGAAAAAAAGAAAATAACCTTTTGTTAAAATCATAATAATTTTAAGTAGCAACATGATACAATAATGTATCTATTGCTACTTTTTTGATTTTGTGGTAATATATATTATATCGTTGACTGGTATTTTTACCAGCGGAAGTATCCACTAAGGAGAAGCAACGCCTTTACCTAAAACACTAGTAAAGGAGAAAAGTTATGAAACCCGTATTCATTCAGTATCTGAAAAACAAAGCAAAGAAAGAGAAAAAACTTCAAATTGCTCAATTGAATATGGCTAAAGTTACCTATCAAGTTGCATGATACAGGAACACTATCATACAAAAGATCCAGATAATAGACGACCTGCCTGCTATCTTCTAACATATAGAGGTTGTAAATATTGGTCTTGTTATGAAATTCACTTGATTGATTGGTTTGAAAAACTATTTCGTTTTAACAGAGAGGATTGACAGATCCTCTCTTTTTTTGTATAATCAGAACAGAATATTAATCTAAATGGATAAGGAAAAAGTTAAATTAATTATTCGGAATATGGAATTACTTTTGGATTCACTGAAGGCAGAAGTATATCCAGATACAACTCTATACAAATATGATGATATTCGTCCAGAAGAAATTGATTACGATGAGGTTCTTTAATAAATGACTGCCAGGGCAAAAAAACTTGTAAAATTGTTGGAAAGATTGATTAAACAGGACCATCTTTATTCCGACGAACAACTGAAACAAATGAAATCACAACTGCGTGTTGTAAAAGAAGAACTCGCAGAAATTGAAGCAAAAACATCAAAAGGATTTGGAAAATGAAACCTATCAAAGCAAAAGATCTTTTAGAACTTGACCAACATATGAAAGTTGTGATGCTTCGTCAGACACAACTTCCTCAAACTCTGGTTTATCAGGCAGGTAAAAACGATTATTCTGAAGACCCTATTCACACTAAGTTTCCTCCAAGTGAAAAAGACTGTGGTAAGTGGGTGATCGAACAACTGCTTGCAAATGAAAGGGGTCACTGGGGACCTCTAGAGCATCCTGCAATTTCTCTGGACTGTGTTGGTTTTGTTCATAATGTAATTGTTCAGGCAAGAACTCATCGTGTTGGTGTAAGTTTTGATGTTCAATCTCAGCGTTATACTGGTCGTCGTGTACTTAAAGTTGCAAAGGGTGAACTGAAACCTGAAGAAGTTTTCTATGTGCGTCCAGAAGGTCTCTACCTGGACCGTAAAGGGCACAAGTATGAATGGACCCGTGAGGATTACGAAAGGCAGTTGAAGTTCTGTCTAGCGGCATCTGAGAGGTATGCAGAGGGTTATGAGAAGCGTGGTATGGCAGAAGAACATCTCCGTGATTATCTTCCTCAGAATATCCGCCAGAACTTTGTGGTCTCATTTTCTCTTCGTGCTGCACTACACTTCCTAGACCTGAGAGCAAAACTGGATGCTCAAGTAGAGATTCAGGCACTCTGTGAAGGTATGGTTCCTGTAATGAAGGAATGGGTTCCTGAGATCTTTAGTTATTATGAGGAAAAGCGTCTTCACAAGGCACGGTTGAGTCCCTAAATATTCTTACAAATTATTATATCTTATGCCTACATATCGCTTTGAAAATACGGAAACAGGTGAAATCTTTGAGAAATGGATGTATATGGCGGACAAAGAGCCATATCTCAAAGAAAATCCTCACATTAAACCACTTATTCCAACACAAATGAATGTTGGTGAAGTTGGTGATTGGAGAAATAAACTTGTCTCCAAACATCCATCGTGGAATGATGTATTGGGTCGTGCCCAAAAAATGCCCGGTTCAAATGTAAAAAAACTCTAAAAACTTATGGCAAGAAGAAAAAGAGCAGAGCAACCAATCGGGGTTGGTCTTACAACTCGTCAAATGAAGCGCAAAAAACCACTCAGTTCCGAATATCTGATTGATATTGATCCGCTTACAGAGAATCAAAAGAAACTTTTTGATTCTTATGCCGCCCAAAAGCACTTGGTTGCCTATGGGTGTGCTGGAACTGGTAAAACTTTCATTACTCTTTATAATGCTCTTCGTGAGGTTTTGGATGAAAGAACACCCTACGAAAAAATCTATCTTGTTCGTTCTTTAGTTGCCACAAGAGAGATTGGATTTCTTCCCGGTTCTTATGAAGATAAGTCAGACATTTACCAAATTCCTTATAAGAATATGGTGAAGTATATGTTCCAACTTTCAAGTGATGCAGAGTTTGAAATGCTCTATGGAAATCTTAAGTCACAGGAGACAATTAAGTTTTGGAGCACCTCATTCCTCAGAGGAACCACGCTTGATAATTCTATTATTATTGTGGATGAGTTTCAAAATATGTCATATCACGAACTAGATTCTATTATCACTCGTGTTGGTGAGAACTCAAAGATTATGTTCTGTGGAGATGCGTCTCAGAGTGACCTTCAAAAAACAAATGAGCGCAATGGAATTGTTGACTTTATGACCGTATTGCGTAAAATGCCATCTTTTGATATAATCGAATTTGGTGTAGATGACATCGTTCGTTCCGGACTTGTTAAAGAATACATTATTGCGAAACTAGAAGCAGGATTTTAATGTTTAATCATATTGATATTGAATTGCCCCGACTTGAAAGAGAAACAATTGATGGGGTAAGATATTATTCTATTCCTGAAGAAGACCAACTTTTGAAGTTGGTCTCAATTACTTCCGTCACAAGCCATTTTAATAAAGAAATCTTTGTTAAATGGAGAAAGAAAGTAGGAACAGAGGAAGCGGATCGTATCACTAAAGCGGCGACAAGTCGGGGAACTGATATGCACACTTTGGTAGAAAATTATCTATATAATCACTCCGAACTTCCTCCAGTCCAACCACTTTCAGAATTTTTATTTAAGATTGCAAAAACGGCACTTAATAAGATTGATAACATCCATTGTCTTGAAGGAGCACTCTATAGTAAACAACTTGGTGTTGCTGGAACTACAGATTGTATTGCAGAATATGGCGGAGAACTTGCCGTAATTGACTTCAAGACTTCTAAAAAACCAAAACCCCGTGAATGGATTGAAAACTATTTCGTCCAAGCAATGTTCTATGGTATGGCACTCTATGAGATGACCGGTATCAAAATTAAGAAACTGGTTATTATAATGGCATGTGAAAATGGAGAATGTGTTGTCTATGAAGAATATGATCTTAAAAAATATATGAAACTTGTTGTTGAGTATATCAAAAAATTTGTGGACGATAGACTCGAACTGATATCTGCTTGACTAATTGATTATTTTATCTTATAATGCATATTATTAAAATTAAATTATGACAAACATACTAGAGACATTTCTAGAAATTAATATAGAAGATATGGAACCAACAGAAACAAACAAAGAGTTAGAACAAGCTATAGAAGATAAGTTTCTTACACCTTCTAAGTTTTCTTTAGAAATTGAAAAAATAGTTGCAGAAGAAAATTGCAATTATATTGATGCTATTTGTCATTATTGTGAAATTAATAGTATCGAAGTAGAATCAGTCACTAAGTTAATCTCTAAACCTCTTAAAGAGAGATTAAAATATGATGCGATCAATCTTAATTTTATGAAAAGAACTTCGAAAGCAAAACTTCCTCTATGAGTCCTTTTGAATGCTATCAACAATATCTTGGAATTAAAAATCATTTTACTAATCCAAAATACGATTATTTCAAATATAAGAAAACAAGGGCATCAGTAACTTCATTCAATAAACGCAAAGATAAATACTGGTTTGAAAAATCCAGTCGTAAATATTCTGATAAAGAAATTGTAGACTTCTTGGTGGCAAACTTTATTGCCGCAGATAACCCACAAAGCATATGGATTGGAGAAATTATCAATTCTGGAGAAAAAAATTACCAAGAGTGGATGAGAAGACAACAGAGTTTGACTTACTTATTCAAGGAACAATCGACAGAATTGTTCTCTCAGACAAAATTAACCGATGTTTTCGATTGTTCGAGAGGTCATCCAATTCTTCTAAAAAAATTTTTAAAAAGTGAAATATCACTTGAAATACTTGTAATCTATGATATAATATTTTCATATGGTAAAGAGTTTGATAAAAAACTTTTAGACCCGGTGTGGGAAACCGTCAGTTTAAAAATTAAAAAATATAGACCCTTTATACATATTGATGTATTCCAGTATAAAAAACTTTTACGAGATATTATAAATGAGTAGTTTTTTTGATTCCGAACTTATTCAGGAAGAACTTAGAGAAATTCACGAACTGCAAGAGTTTATATACAAAAGTATTTTGACTTTTGGTATGATGTCCCGTGAAGATAAACTG